TGCGCGGTCTGTTGTGTTACAACCTCGGGAACTCCCGTAACCCGATAGACGGACGGCGTAACAAAGAAATGGGATTGCAGAAGGGCAGAGCAGACATGACGTTATACCATAACGGCACGGCTTACTTTTTTGAGTTTAAGACAATCAAAGGAATGCAATCCCCTGACCAGAAAGTATGGCAGGCCAAGGTAACTAAGCAGGGATTTCAGTACCTTATCGTGCGGTCATTCTCAGATTTTCAACAAAAAATACTTTCAATTATATAATTATAGTATCTTTGACAAAACTTTCAGTGATGTCTGCAACCTGAGAACGGATGCACAACTGATGGCGGCCCGGAAAGACGGGCACAAGGTCGGGTGGCGGCTGATTACCCTCCCTGACCGCTAAATTGAAACGAATGAAACAATACATCGCCATAGACACGCTGACGGGTTACCTTGAGAAAGGCAAGGTTTACCGAGGGCATGAAACGGCCACGGGAGTGAGCATTGAGGGTAATGTTTACCCGCGCAGCCTTTTTAAGCAGAAAATAGGACGGCAACGTGGCAACGGGGAGAAACGGGGCTATCAGGTATATGGCAAGTATTCTAATCGGGAAAAGGTGAGGGAGTATGCACGACAACTGGATAATGAATGAACCATTCACCCATTCCGAGGTAGCGGAGTTTATCACGGAGTGCATCTGGCTGGGGCTGGGTGTACCGACGGAGGATGAACTGGTGGAATTCTGCCACATCGGACGGGAATACGCCAAGTTAATTTTAAAACACTTAAATTTGCAATCATGACACCTGAAGAATACGCCGAATTTTTGATAGCGCGGTTTGAAATAATCGCCCATCCAACCATTGACTGCGATAGGCAGTTCGCAAAGCAATGTGCCCGTATCACGGTAGAAGAAATCATTAAGTCAAACCAGCATAACGATTTATTTAAACACGACACTATAAGCCTATCCGATTTTTGGAATGAGGTCAAAAAAGCAATAAAAAACAACTAAAATATGGCAACTTACATTAACGGCATACGCCTTAAAAAAACACAGTACGCGATGAAATTCACGGGCAAAGCAGCCGACTTCATTGCTGAGGTACAGAAACACACCAACGAGCAGGGGTACTTTAACTTTGAAATCAAAGAACGGCGGGAGCCATCCGAGAAGGGCGAAACGCATTACATGGTACTGGACGAATGGAAACCGAAACAATGAAACACGCTGACGTATTATATTGGATCGAAACGTATCATTACACCTATGGGTATATTCCGACACTTGTAGCCATCATGCACGGGTGTAAAATCGGCTACTCCTGGGCTACCGTATGCCGTAACGATTACGAAAAAAGTCTGATTGCCAAATGCCTGAGCCAATGATAGAGCAAGTAAACATAAGCGAAGTAACAATTAACCCGAACAACCCGAGGTTAATCAAGGACGATAAGTTTGAGAAGCTGGTTAAGTCCATTCAGGACTTTCCCGAAATGCTGAAACTTCGCCCGATTGTCGTGGACGATAACATGGTAGTTCTTGGGGGCAATATGCGTTTACAGGCGTGTAAAAAAGCCAAACTGAAAAAGGTGTGGGTAATCAAAGCCAGCGAACTGACCGAGGAACAGAAAAAGGAATTTATCATTAAGGACAACGTAGGATTCGGGGAGTGGGATTGGGATGTATTGGCGAATGAATGGGAGTCCGAAAAGTTGACTGAATGGGGTTTGGATGTGCCTGGGTTTGCTAATGATGTTGATTATTCTATTCTTGATGAAATCGACGTAGAAAATCAGCTTTTGGATATGGCAAACGGGGTTAAAAAAGCTATACAGATTGAGTTTGAACCTGAGCACTATGATGAGGCTTATGCTTTAATCAAGTTTTGGCGTGAGCAACAGGCATACGTCGGCATGATGATTATGGATTACCTAAAGGCTGAAAAGGAAAAACTATGATTTGTTTTATCCCAAGCAAAAATAGACCTTCTACCAAAACATATAAACTATTTGAAGAAGTAGGCATACAGGTTTTTCACTTTATAGAGCCACAGGAAATCGATAAATATCAAGTTCCAAATAAAATTTCTATACTGCAGAACGATATGGGAATCGCTTACGTGAGGAATTTTATGTTAAACTTTGCCCAAAAAAACCAATACGAATGGGTTATTTTTTGTGATGATGATGTAACTTCTTTTGGTATTTATAATGGCAAAACAATAAAAAAAGACGCTTCTATTTGGTTTGATATTTTTGAAAAAGCTAAAAAACTACCGTTTGAAATTATTGGAATAAACTATACTCAACATGCATGGCATGAAAAAACAAGTTATTCTGTAAATAAAAAATTTGCTGAGGTTTGTGTACTTCTTAATGTTTCAAAAATAACTTGGAAATATCGGCCTGAATTTAATTTAAAAGAGGATAGAGACTTTATTTTACAAACGATAAAAAATGGCAACGGTGTTTTAAGGTTTAATTATTATTGGTTTTCTTGCCCAGACGTCGGTTCTAATTCAGGTGGGTTGCAAAATGAATATAAAGCAAAAAAAGATGAGGAAAGTGCTAAAAAAATGTGTAAAGAATGGCATCCTTTTGTAAGCCTGAAAAAAAAAGGAGAGCGTATAGACATGAAAACTGATATCAAAGCCCTTGCCATACATTTCAAAAAACACGTAAAATGAAACAAATTGACCTGATACAAATTCCACATTCCCGCAAAATAGGCGAGGTGTGCGAATACATTGAACCGAACGTAACTGAGGATTGCATCTTTTATGCCGATGGTGAGCCTATCGGTTTTTACCTATCAAAGATGCCTGAAAAAATGTGCAAGCTGGCAGACTTGGCAAATGCTGAGTTTAGAAGTAAGAACGTACCTAAGTCAGCATTAAATAGAAAAAATGCAGATGGATTTGATGAGAAAAAAGGAATTTATAAATATAAAAATGAAGTTACACAATGGAGTTGCATTCTTGGCAGCGTACCGCCTAAATTACACATGAGACGCGCATACCCTACCATAAGCAGCGTACATTCGGTAAAGTCAGCGCAAACATTTATAAAAGCAATGTTGATGCTGGCAAAGGAAAGTGAGCAGGTGATTAAAGAATTTTTGCCGAAACAATACGAAAAGCAGGTGGAACTATTTAAACAGGTTCCTGACAAATGGAAGTTTGGAAATCTTTTTACTTCATCAATTTCAAACTACAATATATCCGCGCCTTTTCACAGGGATGCAGCTAACATTCAAAACACGGTGAACGTGATTATCTGCAAAAAGCTAAATGCTAAAGGCGGTGATTTGCACGTCCCTGATTATGGGGCTACAATAGGACAACAGGACAATTCAATGCTGGTTTACCCAGCGTGGCGAAATGTTCACGGGGTTACTCCGATTATACCTACCTTTGAGGGCGGGTATAGAAACTCACTTGTTTTTTATCCGTTAAACGCTTTTGTAGGATTAAAATAACTATGGCAAAATTCCGCATAACTATTTACGAAACCGACTCCCGAAACAGGGAGCGCATAATCGATATAAAGGACTTTGATACCAGACTGGAGGCTCAGGTTTATCTTGACAACCTGAAAGCCGAACCAAGGCCATACAAACCGATAAAAGGGCAAATCACTTACACGCTTTCCTAATGGCATACAACCGGGCAAAGATATTCGAGCAGGCGAAGGAGCAGGTGGAGAAGCATAATCTTTTTTTCATTGAAGACATCGTGGCTTTCCTGCCATGTGGCCGCAGTTGGTTTTACGAAAACTTTAAGGATGGCACGGACGAAATGGACACCTTAAAGGAAATGCTGGAGCAAAACAAAATCAAAACCAAGTCAGCCATACGGGCAAAGCTATGGAAGTCTAACAAGGCGGCCGAGTTGTTAGCCCTGTACCGCCTGATAGCCACGCCTGAGGAGCATCAGAAGCTGAATCAGTCCTACGTAGACCACACCAGCAAGGGCGAGAAGGTAAGCATCAACATCAATGTTGATTAACGCAAACATAAGCACCAACCCCGTTTACAAGCCCTTAATCGCTGACCAGTCGCGCTACATGATACTGGTGGGCGGGAGCGGCAGCGGTAAGTCCGTATTTGCAGCCCAAAAGATAATCCTGCGCTGTTTCGGGGAATCAGGCCACCGCATCCTGATTATCCGCAAGGTGGCCACCACGTTACGCGGGTCAGTTTTTCAGTTATTTAACGACCTGCTATCCGGGTACGACCTGAAACAGGTGTGCGAAGTCAACAAAACAGAGCGGCGCATCACCTTTCCGAACGGCAGCGAAATCGTGATGGCGGGACTGGATGACCCCGAGAAAATTAAATCCATTGCAGGGATAAGCAGCGTGTGGGTGGAGGAAGCCACCGAATTAACGGAATCAGACTTTAACCAGTTGGAACTGAGGGTAAGGGGGGAAACGGTTGGCTATAAACAATTCATCATAACCTTTAACCCCATCGATGTAAACCATTGGCTGAAAAAAAGGTTTTTCGATAAGTCCGACCCGAATGTAACCACCCTGAAAACCACCTACCGTGATAACAAGTACCTTGACCCGGACTATATCCACCAACTTGAAGTAACCATACGCAACCGCGAGAACCTATACCGAATCTACACCCTGGGTGAGTGGGGGCTGGCTCAGTCAGGTGCGGAATACTTTAAGAACTTCACCAGGTCAGCGCACGTGTACCCGGTAGAGTACGACCCCGACCTTCCGATTCACCTTTCCTTTGACTTCAATGCCCATCCCGGTATGCATTGGATAGCCGCCCAGATAACCGGGAGCGAAATACGGGTAATTGATGAGCAGCGCAGCGTATCACCCCGAAACAACACCAAGGGCAGTTGTTACGACTTTAAGGTGAAATACCGTAATCACAACGCAGGTCTATTCATTTACGGTGACCCCAGCGGCAAGAGTGAGGGTACACGCTCCGAATCAGGCCATAACGACTTCAGGATTATAGAAATGGAACTGGCTGAATACCGACCCCAGATGCGTGTACTACGCAAGGCACCGGGGCTGGCCATAAACGGGCAATGGATAAACGAGGTATTCGGGAGCGAAAACGGGGGCATACGCGTAAAGGTGAACGACAGATGCCGCATACTTATTGACGATTTCCTATACCTCAAAGAAGCGGCAGACGGGGGTATACTGAAAGAACGTACCAAAGATGCGGAAACGGGCATCAGTTACGAGCGGTTCGGCCATTGTAGTGATGCGTTCCGCTACCTGATTACCTACGCATTCAATACCGAGTTTGAGCGTTTCCAAAAAGGGGATGTTGAAAAGTATTCGTTCACGGGTGCGCGGAGCGGCGTGAAGTTTTGATACCTTTGTACTTCTTCATGATTTTAGGTTTGGTTTAGTTGCGCAGAACCTCCCGCTCGGGGGGTTTTGTGTTTTTGATACCCCACAAATTTGCAAACCTCAAACCCGTTCCCGTACCTTTGCCCTATGTACTTCCTGAGAGAATCCGATTATGCCATGCTTATCCAACAGGAAAAGTTGGACACCGTCATTGGTGATGACTGCAACATACAGAGGTCAGCCGAGGCGGCCAGCCAGTCGGAAATCGAATCGTACCTTGCAAACCGCTTCGACACGGCCAAGATATTCAGCCCGTTGCTAAACTACACCACAAGTCAAAGTTTTTCATTCTTTGACCGCATATTTTTGGATGCCGACCCGTACTCAATAACCAAAACCTACACCACGGGAAACATGGTAAAGCAGGGCGGGAAGGTATGGCGGTCGATAGCAGGCAATTCTCCCGGTGCATTTAACCCCGTTCAATGGACGGACTTGGGCAACTCGGGACATTATCAACTGAGCGCACCTAAGTGGAGCGAAACGGTTACCTATTCACCTGGGCAGATCGTCCGCATTGATTACTCATTCTACATCGCCACGTTGCTTAATACCAACCTGAATCCCCAGGCACCCAACGGAGGTACGGCATGGCAACCGATAACGGCACTCGCTGGTGAAATACCCAAGACTTCGCCTTATTGGTTTGCGGGCGACAGCCGCAGTCAGCACATCGTCATGCGCATGATTGACCTTACCCTGTATCATTTGCATTCCCGCATTAACCCGCGTAACATTCCCGAGTTTCGGATAGCGCGGCGTGACGAGGCAATCGGGTGGCTGAGGGATATAAGCAAGGGAACGGTAACTCCGAATCTGCCCATAATCATTCCCGAGCAGGGTAACAATATCGTGTACGGCAACGCCATAACGCGTAAAAATCAATACTATTGATGAAACTATTTGGACTTGACATAACAAGGGCAAGCAACCGGGTTAAGCCCGAGGCGGCAAAGATTAAGCCCGTAGACCGCTCACACCTTCGTGCGGCTCAGGATATTGACAGATGGCGGCGTGCCATCTATGATGCCGAGAATGTCTATAACTACGACAGGCGGCTCATGCAGGAGTTGTTTATGGAGTTGGAGTTCGATGCCCACATATCAGCCGTGGTTAATCAGATAGTTGCCGAGATACAGGGTTCTGACTTCCGCATGGCCATTGACGGGGAAACGGATGAGGCAGCCACCAAGGTGATTAAGCACCCGTGGTTTCAGGACTTTATCCGTTACGTATTAGAGGCCGAGTTTTACGGCTACACGTTAATCGAGTTTGGAAGCAGTACCCCGACCGGGTTTGAATACATTAAATCAATAGACCGCCGATATATCGTACCCGAGTATAAGGTGGTGAAACGCGACTTATACGGTTATGGGCGTGAGGGTGGTATTCCTTTCATGGAAGCCCCGTATAATGAGTGGACATTGTGGTTTGACTGCTACGGCTTCGGGTTATTCAACAAGGCGGCTCCGTTATGGATTTATAAGAAACAGGCATATAACTATTGGGCAGAATACCAGCAGATTTTTTCCATGCCTTTGCGCGTGGGTAAGACCGATATCCGCGACACTTCGCGCAGGGATAACATGACCGCGATGCTCAGGGATATGGGCGCGGCCGCGTGGGGAGTGTTTGATGCGGACGATACCGTAGAGTTTATCCAATCCACGGGTTCCATCGGTAACCCCGTATTTGAATCCCTAATCAACAATACCAACAAAGAAATCAGCAAGTTATTCCTGGGGCAGACCATGACCACGGAGGACGGGAGCAGCCGCTCACAGGCAGAAGTGCACGAAAACACCAAGTTGGCGATTATGGAAATGTACTACCGCAAAGTTGAGGATGCGGTAAACCTGAAGTTAATACCAATGATGCAACGGCACCGGATTATCAGCACGGCTCCCGTGTTTGAATTTATCTGGTCGGAAAAAGACATGACCCAGACCGAGAAGATTGATGCCATCAGTAAGCTGGCACCTTACTTCGACTTTGACCCGGAATATATCGAGGAGTTTGTAGGCATTAAAGTGAACACGCGGGTGGTTCCCATACCGGGCAGCCCGTTAAACCGATTAAAACAATACTATGGCAGCGCGAAGTCTGAATGAGATATATGCCGAAATAATTAACGAGAAGCAGAACTACACGGTACTCAACAGCCTGCAACCGAATATCAATTCTTTGCAGACGTTGTTGGCCGAGTTGCAGACTACCAGCAAGGTGGGCGTATGGCGTTTGTGGGCATACATCACCGCGCTGGCCATCTGGACACATGAGAAGTTAATTGACGTACAGACCGCCGAACTTGAGCAGAGGGCAATCGACATCATTCCGGGTACGCTCCGCTGGTATAGGGATATATCTACAGAGTGGCAGCAGGGTGACGAGTTGGTGTGGAATGGCGTGCTGAAGCGGTACGAATATCAGCCCGTGAATGAGGATAACCGGGTGGTGCAATTTGCCGCTGCCATTGAAGCGAACAATCAAATAACCCTGAAGGTTGCCAAGTTATCAGGCGTAACCGCAGGGGCATTGACCGCTTCCGAGCTGGCTCAGTTTACGCAGTACATCAACCTACGCCGCTATGCCGGTACCAACGTGGCCATCATTTCAGCCGCCGCTGACACGGTGAACATCACGGGCACGGTGTTTTACGACCCGCTGATATTGGATTCAAACGGCGCTTTGGTAACTGATAACACCGTTTTCCCCGTGAACGATGCGATTAACAACTTCCTGCGCGACCTCGGTACGGTGAACTTTAACGGGGTGCTGAGGGCTATTGACTTGGTTGATGCCATTCAGGCCGCTACGGGAGTGCAGAACTTTACCCTCTCAGTGCTCGAGGCAACCTATGGCGTATTGCCCTACACCAACGTGCTGGCACTGACCGGTCAGGAATACCAATCGAACGCCGGGCATTTGGCTACAAACATTCTGACATTAACTTTTACGCCGAATGTATAGTATCGACTTTTCCAAGCTGATTCAATATTTTACACCGTGGTTTATGCGGAATAGCACTATGATAAGGTGGTTATTCTCGTTACTCAAACCGCTGGCCGACCTGAATGTGAACGTGGTTATTTTATGGCGGGCGAGGATGGAAAAGTTTTTATCCTATGACGGCATGACCGTGCACATCGAACGCTATCTGAATGCCGAGTATTACAGCCCTTCCCCGTATGACCCGAATATCCGCAATCAGCAGATAAGCAATGTGGATATAATCTACATTGAAACTACGGCAAACAACGCGCTGAGGTACGTGTACAACAAAGCCGAGAACAACCCGCCGATTTATCTGTATAATGATGCTGAGGCGGCCGCTCCCGAATACTTTTACAACCTATCCGAGCAAGGTACATTCCCATCCTTTACGGTATGGGTTCCGACTTCATTAGGCGGCACGTATGAGGTAAACGGCACACAGGACAATATCACGCTCAAAGGGCGGGTAAATACATTCAGACTGGCAGGCTATAATAACTATTTAATAAAGAGGTATTGATATGAGTTTTACAAGGTTAAAAACTGACATAAACGGCGGGTTTCCGTTGGTACTTGATGACGTTCGGGTATTGCAGGCCGAACTGTCTTACCCGATGCGCGACTACCTTAATAATATCTGCCCGACTGACGGGGCGGTATTCCTTAGCGGCGGTAAGTTTCCTGCGGGAATTTTGACTACAGGCATCGAGGGCGGGGTTGCTTACATAAAAGCTATTAACGCATTTGTGAATGTAATCGGCAATAATTCTGCAACTTGGGACGGTACTTCAACCTTTCTCCGTGCAACGACTTCCATATTTGATTCAGACGGGCTAAAAACATTTCAGAACGGAAGTAGTAACAACACATACGAACTGCCGCGCTACACTATTAACACGGGAGCGGCGGGAGCTGGTGACATCGTGCTGAATAACTGGGTATATCTGCATCAGGTATTCGGCAACGGCATCGTTACCTTTGAATCGGGAATAAGCAATACGGGAACATTCCGCATTATTCCCCAGGGAAAAGAACTTACCGTAATCTGCGGGACAATTAACGGCCCCGCCGGTAACCGTACCACGGATGAGGATTTATTCAGCATCAATGCCGATATTTTTGACGTGGATGGCAATAACATTGCTTTGGCCATTGACGGAAACGGAGCGCATAACATTCCGGTGACTATGAATGGCGGCCTTGTTACCGCAAGGTTCGGCACGGTAAACGGTGAATATCCATTGTCTTTCGTTATTACGGGCTATATATCCTAATGACATCAGAGGAAATTGAACGGCTACTGCGCATGATTTATTCGGGTGTGTACACGCCGACAAATCTGCCATTGCCGCTATACAACTTCCTGACAAGCAAACTGGAAAAAGGGTTATTTCAGGGCTTCGGCGGTAAGCTGGATGACTTCGTTTTGCGCTCACCTAATTGGAGGATGCTATCCGACCTTCGGCTTAATATCTATGAATTTTCGGCGGCCAAGACCTTTCAGGAGGTATTGGACATTCAGGCGGCCATAGTAGACCCGGAAGGCTTTATCCGTCCTTTTGCCGACTTCAAAGAAACGGCAGATGAAATGTGGGATATGTATAACGTGACCCATTTGGAAACGGAATACAACACCGCCATAAACCAGTCACTATCCGCAAGGGAATGGAGCGATTTGGAAGAGAGCGGGGCAAAGAAGTTGATGTATCAAACCCAGAACGATGCCAACGTGCGCGAGGAACACGCCGCCTTGGACGGGCTGGTGTACCCTATTGATGATCCGTTTTGGAATACCTACACGCCATTGAATGGGTGGAACTGCCGATGCTTTATCGTGGAGGCATTCGACGAACCCGTCAGCCCGAAACTGACACGGGCAGAACGTGCCGAAATCAACACTCAGGTGCCGCCTTTGTTTCGGGTGAATCCGGGTAAGGACAGGCTGATTTACGACAAAGAAAAGCACCCATACTTTGACGTACCGAAGCAGTTTGAATATCTGAAGGATGTAAATTTTAACCTACCTTTGCCGCAATGAGTTTCGGTAAGACATTTGAGCAGCAAAAGAAACGGTTTGAAAAGAACCTGAAACGGGCGCGTGGTATTGCAGGTAATTCAGCGGTTCGCCACTTCCGTGATTCATTCCGAAACGAGGGATTCACGGATGAAAGCCTGGAAAAGTGGGCAGAAGTTAAGCGGCGCATCCCAGGTACGCTGGCCTATGAAACGGCCACGGGTGCCGCAAGGTCGCGCGGCATACTTCGCGGCACGGGAAAAATGAGCAAGGCCATTAAGGTATTGCAGTCGAGTGAGTTTAAAGTCGTAATCGGAGTCGAGGGCATACCCTACGCTCCGTATCATAACTTTGGGGCGAAGTGGACACAGCGGTCTATATTCGGCAGGCCGTTAAAAAAACCTATTCAGGTGGAAATTCCCCAGC